ACTACAACTACGTCGAGGCCGAGTACGACCAGATCGCGCAACGGGTGAACGTGGGCGAGGTCGGCTACGACCGCTGGAACGCTTCGCAGCTCGTCACCAACCTCCAGTCGGCCGGCGCCAACATGGTGGCCATCAGCCAGACGCACGCCGGCCTCGCCGCGGGCTGGCGCGAGCTCGAGAAGGCGATCCTCGAACACAAGGTTCGCCACGGTGGGCATCCGATCCTGCGCTGGATGGCGGGCAACGTCGAGGTCGAGACGGACTCGGCCGGTAACCAGAAGCCGTCCAAGGCGCACAGCAGCGAGCGGATCGACGGCATCGTGGGGCTTACGATGGGTGTCGGACGGGTAATGGTCCACGGTGACGAGTTCATCGCGGGGTTCGCATTCGGATGACACGCCTTGCCGCGTTCCTGATTGTGAGTGGCGCCGGCGTCGCCGTCGTCGGCGTGGCGATGGTGTCGATCCCCGCGGCCGTCATCACGTGCGGGCTCTGCCTCGCCGCACTTGGACTTGATGAGAGGCGGCGCGCATGAGCCTGCTCCGTGACCTGATGCCGAAGCGGTCGGCCGCCAACCGCTCGTCCGCGTTCGGCTGGGACGCCTCGATGTTCGGCGACGTCGGCTTCGGGATCGGCCTGGGCCTCAACCAGACGCTGGGGTCCAAGATCGAGAACGTGGACGTCGGCTACGAGAGCCTGGCGTACCGCGCTTATGCGTCCAACCCCGTCGTGTTCGCCTGCATGCGCGTCCGGCGCGACCTGTTCACCGAGGCCCGGTTCGGCTTCCAGAACATGCGCGGCGGTGTCGCCGGCGACTTCTACGGCGACCGGGATCGACCCGGCAGCGGTCTCGCCATCCTCGACCACCCGTGGCCGGGGGCGACGACCGGCGACCTGCTGAAGTACATGATCACCGACAACGATCTCGCGGGTAATGCCTTCGTCGCTTGGCGCAAGGGGCAACTCAAGCGGATGCGTCCCGACTGGACGCAGATGATCCACGGCTCGCCGAACCCCGACGCGAACATGTGGGACCTCGACGCCGAGCTGCTGGGCTACGCATACCAGCCGGGTGGTCCATCGTTCGGCCGGCCGTGGGTCTACCTCGACGTCGCGGAGGTCGCGCACTTCTCAACGACGCCCGACCCGCTGCTCCCGGTCCGCGGCATGTCGTGGCTGTCGCCACTCCTGCGCGAGATCATGGCCGACGAGGCGATGACGGCGCACCGCCTCAAGTACTTCGAGCACGGCGGCACGCCGAACCTCGTCGTCAAGACGCAATACACCGACATCGCCAAGCTGCGCGAATTCATGGCGTTCGTCCGCCAGGAGCACGAGGGACTCGCCAACGCCTACAAGATGATGGGCTTCACCGCGGGCGTGGACGCAACCGTGGTCGGGTCGGACCTCAAGCAGCTCGACTTCAAGGTCGTCCAGGGCGGCGGCGAGACGCGGATCGCCTCGGACGCCGGCGTGCCGCCCATCCTCGCCGGACTCTCCGAAGGGCTCCAGGGATCCAGCCTCAACGCCGGCCAGGGGTTCTCGGCTTCGATGCGCATGTTCGCCGACCTCACGATGTCCTCGGCCTGGCGCAACGCGGCGGGGTCGCTGGAGCAGATCATCCGCGTCCCCACGGGTTCCCGTCTCTGGTACGACATCAGGGGCATCCCGGCGCTCAAGGACGACATCAAGAGCGCGGCCGAGGTGCAGGCGCTCCAGTCCACGGCGATCCGTACCCTGACCGACGGCGGGTACGACGCCGGGTCCGTCGTCGACGCGATCGTCTCGGGCGACCTCAAGCGCCTGACCCATACCGGCAAGTTGTCGGTCCAGCTCCACGACCCCAACGAGAAGCCTCCGCCCGCCCCCGCGGCGCTGGCCCCGTTCACGAAGCCGGCCGATCCGGCACCCACCGGAGGCTAGGAAGATGCCGCGACCGATCCGAACCGAAGCCGTCTACGACGCCCCGTGGGCGATCCTCCCGTCGGCCCTCGCCGCCATCCGCGACTGGGCGGCCGACCCGTCCACCCAGATCGCGCTCATGCGCCAGGAGCAGGAGCCCCGCCCGCCCTCCGGCTCGGTCGCCGTCATCCCCGTCTACGGCGTCATCGAGCACCGCTCCGACTGGATGATGGAGATGTTCGGCGGCGTCAGCATCGACGGGCTGCGCGAGTCGCTGCACGCGGCGCTCACCGATCCGGGCGTCCGCGCGGTCGTGCTGGACATCGACTCGCCCGGCGGCACGGTGGCGGGAGTGACCGAGTTCGCTGCCGAGGTGCGGGCCGCTCGGGGCGGGACGAAGCCTATCGTCGCGGTCGCGAACACGCTCGCAGCGTCCGCCGCATACTGGCTGGCGTCGCAGGCGGACGAGGTCGTGGTCACCCCGTCCGGCTCGGTCGGCTCCGTCGGCGTGTACGCCATCCACCAGGACGCTTCCCGGATGCTCGACGAGATGGGCATCACGACGACGATCATCAGCGCGGGGCCGCACAAGACCGAGGCCAACGAGTTCGAGCCCCTGACCGACGAGGCCCGCTCCGACATCCAGACGCGGGTTGACGGCAGCTACTCGCGGTTCCTGGGCGACGTGGCGGCCGGACGCCGGGTGGCAGTCGAGACGGTCGAGGCCGAGTTCGGCGGCGGTCGCGTGCTCGATGCCGAGGCCGCCCTCGCGGCCGGCATGGTCGACCGCGTCGAGACGCTCGGCCAGACGATCACCCGGATGGGCACCGCCATCGGGCGCCGTCGGTCCATCGCGGCCGAGGACGCCGGTCCCGAGACCGAGGACATGCTGACGTTCACCGAGCGAGTGGCTGCGGTCGCCACCGCCGCAGAGCATCGGGCGCGGTCCCGGGCCGCTGCGAACCGGCCGGCATTCTCAACGACCACCGAGAGCGCGTTGCGGGCGACCCGCGACGCCCTCGATGCACTCCTCGCGCTGGGTGAGCCGGCGCAGCCCGACGAACCGGGGAAGCCGGTTCCGACGGTCGCACCGTCCACGCCGCCACCTGCGGCACCCATCCTTCGCCGCCTCTCGGATGACGAGTGGCAGGCGCGCTGGAGGTCATGACAAGTGTTCACAACCGCAGACCTCGAGGCGTTCAAGACGCCCGAGGAATACGCGACCTATCAGAACGAGGTCCGCGGCCGGATGCAGGAGCTCGACTCCGCGTTCGCTGGTCGCGCGATGGACGAGGACGCTCGCGCTGAGTTCGCCTCGCTCCAGGACCTCGACAAGGACGTCGCCAAGACGATCACCGAGCTCCAGGGGCGCCGCGACTACCTCGCGTCGCTCGCCAAGAATCCGGCCAACGTCGAGCGCCCGTTCGCCGGCCGCACGATCGTCACCAACCAGTCGCGCAAGGTGCCCGAGGACATCTTCGCCATCGAGCAGTACCGCTCGCTCAGCTCGTCCGAGCCCGAGCTGCTCCAGGCGTACCGCGACGGCGCGATGTTCGCCGTCGAGCACGCCACGTACCCCAATCCGAAGTCGGTCAAGCCGACGGAGCAGGCGCACATCGAGAAGCTGCTCGCCACCGCGGACCAGCCCAGCCAGGCCAACCCGTCCCGCGAGCTGTCCCGGCGCATCCTGTCGACCGGCTCGCCGGTCTACCTTCGGGCGTTCACCAAGTACCTCCAGGGCCGGATGCTCTCCCCTGAGGAGCAGCGCGCCGTGGCGCCGTGGACCGTCCAGACGGACGCCACCGGTGGCTTCGCGGTGCCGTTCTACTTCGACCCCTCGATCCTGCACACCGGGGCGTGGACCAACGTCAACCCGTACCGTGCAGCCTGCACGACCAAGACCATCGTCGGGACGGACACCTACAACGGCGCCACCACCACGTCGTTCACCGTCGCCCGTGCCGGTGAGGCCGTCGCGGCGGATGAGGGCCTGGGTGCCGTCGGGCAGATCACCGCCATCGTGGGCAAGGTCCACGGCGTCGGCCGGTTCAGCCTCGAGCTCCTCTCTGACCGCCCGGACATCACGTCCGAGATCGCCATGATCATCTCGGAAGCCAAGGACACGGAGGAGGAGGCGATCTTCTCCGTCGGTGCCGGCGACGCGCTTGGCGCAGGGTTCAACCCGATCGGCATGTTCGGGGCGGCCCACGGCACGTCGGGCGCATACACCCACATCGACACCGCCGCGGCCGACGGCGCCGTCGCCAAGGAGGACGCCTTCTCGATGGAGGCGGCCGTGCCGATCCGCCACCGCTCCGGGGCGGCCTGGTTCATGAACCGCCAGATGATCCGCATCTGGCAGGCACTGGAGACCACGGGTGGACTCCTGTTCGGCGGCCAGCAGTACGCCGCGGTCGGCCAGCCCGCCACCAACCCGACTGGCAACACAGGGCTCCGGCTGATCGGGTACCCGATCTGGGAGACGCCCTCGGCGCCTGCCATCGTCCTCGCCACCAACGACCTCGTCGTCTCGGCGCTGGTCGATCCCAAGTCGTACTACATCATCGAGCGCGCCGGGATGAGCGTCGAAGCCATCCCGCACATCTTCGATGGTGACGGCAAGCCCACCGGGCAGCGCGGTATCTACGCCTGGTGGCGCAACACCGCCAAGCCCGCCAACGTGGACGCCGGCCGCCGCCTCGCCTTCAAGGCATAACCCTGACATCGGGCCGGAGCGGAACCCCCACCGCTCCGGCCCGGCAACTCCGGAGGTACCAAGCGTGGCGAAGGCAGTAGAGCCGCCCACCACCCAGGTCGTGCTGTCCAGCTTCGTCGTCCTGTCGGGCGTCGCTCCGGTGGTGTACGAGAAGGGTGAGCTGATCGAGGCGGACGATCCGATCCTCAAGCGCTGGCCAGACAAGTTCGGTCCGGTCGTCTACGCCCACCCGGTCAAGCGGCGCGTGGTCCTGGCCACGCCGGAAGTGCGGGCCGACTGATGGGCTACAACTACACCAACGTCACGGGCGCCGTCGCCGGGTCTGCGAACGGCTACAAGACGTCGGTCAACATGGCGAACGGCGCCTATGCGCTCGACGCCACCGCGCCCACCTTCGGGTGCCGACACGTCACGGTCGCCCGGACGGTCGTCAACGCCGCGGACGATCCCGGGACCATCACCCTGGTCGGGACCGGGCTGAACGGTCCGCAGACCGAGGTCATCATCCCCGGCGCCCACGGCGTCACGGTCACCAGCGCCAAGTTCTTCTCGGGCCTGACCTCGGCGACCCAAGCGGCCTGGGCGATCGGCGCTGTGGCGGCCGATACCATCGTCATCGGCTGGGACAACGTCAACGCAGTGGCGATCGGCCAGGGCGTCCTCCACGCGGTCGTCATCAACACCGCGGGCGCCGGGGCCATCTACGTGGGCGACGCCCGGGGCAAGATCGCCTCGATCCCATCTAACCAGGCCGCCGGAACCCAGTTCCTCTACGACGCCAACTTCTCGGGCTACCTCGAGGTCGAGCCCGCCGCCGCAGCGTCCGACATCACCGTCCTCCATTCCGGCTCGATGCCGCAGACCTACGTGAAGTAGTCCATGACCGCCGTCGTCCGCCCGCCCCAGTCCATCGGTCCTACGGGGCCGAACACCAACGACGTGACCGTCTTCCACACGGGCACGATGCCCACCTCGTACTCGATGTGAGGATCTGACACATGGCTGCCGACCCCTGGGCCCTGACGAACGGGGCCGCAAAGCTCATCGCGGACGGATCCATCCCCATCGACTCGGGCGCGTTCAAGATCGCGCTGTACACGGTCTGGAACCAGATCACCGCCGCCTCCACCGTTTACGTCGTGACCAACGAGGTGGGAACGAGCAACACCGGCTACTCGACCGCTGGCGCGTCCACTCCCCTCACGTCCGCGACCGTGACCACCAACGACGTCGCCATCACGCAGGACGCCGTC